TGCAGATCCTGTGGTATCTGATCGATCATCGTCCACGCTTCGTTGGTGCGGGCCTGGATGGACGCGGCCTTGGCTCGCAGATGGCCGAGGAAACCGCCCAGCGGTACGGGCCTGAGCGCATTCTGTGCGTGATGGCGACCCAGCCCTGGTACCTGGAGCACCTGCCGCCCTACAAGTCAGCCTTTGAAGACCGCTTGTTTGAGCTGCCCATGGATGCCGACATTCTGGCCGACCACCGGATACCCAAGGTGGTCAAAGGCATTCCGCAGATCCCGGAACTGCGCACGGCCGATGCCCAGAAAAAGAAACGCCACGGCGATACCTTCATCGCGGGCAGTCTCGCCTGGTTCGCCAGCCGCACGCTGGCGGGTATGAATGACTTTGGCTATGAAGCCGCACCTGACCACCACGGCCGCTGGGATGCGCTCAGCAATGACCGTGATGGCAGCGACAGTGACATGGCTGCATCGCAGCACGGCGCCTGGTAGGCCAACCCAACGGAGATACACACATGGCCATCCTTGACCAATTCGGCAATCCCATCGAGGTTGCCCAGCTGCAGGAGCCGCAAACAGCGCGCCTGGCACAGCTGCGCAATGAGTTTGACACCCACCCGAGCCGAGGGCTGACGCCACCGCGCCTGGCAAAGATTTTGCAGAGTGCCGAGCAAGGCGACCTGACGGCCCAGCATGAGTTGTTTGCCGATATGGAAGAGAAAGACGGTCATTTGTTCAGCGTGATGGATCAGCGCCGCAGTGCCGTCAAACGACTGGACTGGAACATCGTGCCACCGGAGAACGCCACACCGGCAGAGGAGGCAGACGCCGAGTTTGTGGAGGAAGTCATCCGCTCCATGGAAGACTTTGACGACGTATTGTTTGACATGACCGATGCGATTGGCCATGGCTTCGCCCCGCTTGAAATGCAGTGGGGCCGAGTGGACGGCGTGCAGATGCCGATCAAGATTGAGCACCGGCCGCAAGGCTGGTTCAAACTGGCGTTAAACCCGGACATCAGCCGCAATGAGCTGCGCTTGCGCGACAACACAGCCGATGGCGAGGCGCTGTGGCCCTTCGGCTGGATACTGCACCAGCACCGGGCGCGCAGCGGCTACATCTCGCGCAGTGGCCTGTACCGGGTGATGGCCTGGCCGTTTTTGTTCAAGAACTACGCGATACGTGATCTGGCCGAGTTTCTGGAAATTTACGGCTTGCCCTTGCGTCTGGGCACCTATAACGCCAGCGCTACCAAGGAAGACAAAGCGACCCTGCTGCGTGCCGTGGTGAACATTGGGCATGATGCGGCCGCCATCATTCCGCAGGGCATGATGATTGACTTCAAGGATGCGGCCAAGGGCGATCACAAGACCTTCGACGCCATGATCAGCTTGATGGAGCGCATCCAGAGCAAGGTTGCATTGGGCGGCACACTCACCAGCGGCGAAGGCACGCATGGCACACAGGCGCTGGGCAACGTGCACCAGGACATTGCACTGCATCTGCGCGACTCGGATGCCAAGCAGATTGCGACCACCATCACCCGCCAGCTGATCTATCCGATTCTGGCGTTTAACAAGGGTCTGGCCGATCCGCGCCGCTGCCCGCGCCTGGTGTTTGACACTCAGGAGCCTGAAGACCTGAAGCTGATGAGCGAGGCCGTGCCCAAGCTGGTGGGCGTCGGCATGCGCATACCGGTGCGCTGGGCGCATGAGAAGCTGAAGATCCCAGAAGCCAATGAAGGTGAAGAGGTTTTGAGCCTGCCCAACCCGGCCGCCACCCTGCCGGTATCAGAGCGGCCACTCACGGCGAAACCAGCCAACCCTGCCAAGGCCGGCCTGAAAGCCCTGCCGCTGGCACCTGTGGTCAGTGATGAGATGGATGACCTGGTGGTGGAAATGATGAGTGACTGGCAGGAGGTGATGGGCGAAACCATCAAGCCTGTGCAGGATGCGCTGGCGGCAGCTTCAAGCCTGGCTGAGTTCCGCGATGGGCTTGAAGGAACCTTGCGTCAGATGAACCCAGCCCGGTTAGCCGAGATGCTGGCCCGTGGCCAGTTTGCCGCCAGGGCCTGGGGCCAGCTCAACCAGGTCAAAAAATAAGGGGCCTAGAACGCGTTAAAAGGCCTTGGGGCTACATCCCCCAGGAATTTTTCAGAACGCGGCGCTTAAAAGGGTCTTAAAAGGGTCCATTCGCCTTTTAGGGGTCTGACCCGACCCGGCTTTTACAGTTGGATTTGATCTGGTGTGGTGATAAATGACAAAGATGTTTGATTTGAAGCCGATTCTGAAAGCGGTCAACCCGGTGGAGGCCATCAGCTTTTTTCGGCAAAAGGGTTATCGCATCGGCTTTGACTACCGCGATGTTTGGCAGCAGGAGCACCAGGCGGCATTCACGGTGGCCAAGGCGATGCACATCGACCTGTTGACCGAGATCCGGGCGTTTGTGGATGCGGCCATCGCTGACGGCACCACGTTGGCCACCTTTCAAAAAGAGTTGATGCCACGCCTGCAGGCGCGCGGCTGGTGGGGCAAGCAGGAGATGGTGGACCCGCAAGATGGGGAAACCAAGTTGGTACAGTTGGGCAGTGCCAAGCGGTTGGAAGTCATTTACGACGCCAACCTGGCCACGGCCTACAGCGAGGGCCAGTGGGAACGGATTGAACGCAACCAGGCCTTATTTCCATTCCTGGAATACGTGCGCAGCGCCTCAAGCAACCCGCGCCACACGCACCAGGCGTATGCGGGTTTGGTATTGCGCGCTGACGATTCATTCTGGCAATCGCATCAGCCGATCAAGGAATGGGGTTGCAAGTGCACGGTGATCCAGCACACCCAAAGTATGCTGGACCGCGAGGGGCTGACGGTGGGCAAGGCGCCGCCCGAGGTGATGCGCGAGATGATCAACAAGCGCACGGGCGAAGTGATGCAGGTGCCGGTCGGGGTGGACCCGGCCTTCAACTACCCGCCAGGCGGACGCCGGGCGCACCTGGATAAGATGCTGCAGGACAAGGACGCAGCCTTCAAATCTGCCAGTTAAAACAGGCTCAATGAGCTAAACCGGTTTACTAGCCGGTGGGGGTGCTATCGCACGACGATAGGCACCTCATGAAGAAAAACGCTGTCGCACTTTTATACCAGGCTCTTGCACCCCAGGCCTCTGCTGACGTGCATTTGCTGCCGGTCGGTGAGTTTGTTGGCCGCGACGGTCGCCCTGGTAACGGCTTGACTTGGAAGCTGTCTGAAGCCCAGGGCACTGCACTTGCCGCGCGCCTCAATGCCCGCCATACCAGCGTGCAATTCAACCTGGACTACGAACACCAAGCACTGCTGAGCGACCAGAACGGACAGCCTGCGCCTGCGTCCGGCTGGGTCAAAACTTTTGAATGGCGCGTTGGCCAGGGTCTGTATGCACTGAATGTGCAGTGGACGGCCAAGGCCCAACAAATGATCGAAGCTGGTGAATACAAATACATCAGCCCGGTGATTGTCTATGACAAGGTCACCGGCGTCATTGGCAGTGTGCTCAATGCCAGCCTGGTGAATATCCCCTCCCTTGATTTGAATCCCGTCACACAAGAACGTGTGGCGCGGCTGAACGCGAGTTTCTCTGACACCACTATTTCCAACCCAACGGAGCAATCCACGATGAATGAAGTTTTGAAGGCGCTGTTAAAGGCGCTTGGTCTTCCTGAAACGGAAGCCACCACGGCTGAGCAGGCCACCAGCGCCGTGGCCGCCCTGAAAGCGAGCGCGGACAAGGCAACTGGCCTGGGCACTGAAATTGCCGCCCTGAAAGCCGGTGGCAACCCGGACCCCGCCAAATGGGTGTCGCTGGACAAGTTCAGCGAACTCAATGCCGAGGTGGCCAAGCTTTCGGCTACCAACCTTGACCGCGACGTGGAAGAGCTGCTGACGGGTGCCCGCACCCTGGGTAAATGCTCGGCCGTCGTCGAGGGCGTGTGGCGTGAAGTTGGCAAAGCCAACATTGCCCAGCTCAAGTTACTGATCGAAAAAACACCAGCCAACCCCGCTTTGGCTGGTTTGAGCCAGACGGCAGGCAAGCAACTGGACAAGCCCGCTACCGGTGACGGGTCCACTGCAAGCGCTGATGAGCTGGCCATGTGCAAAAACCTGGGGCTGACGCTTGAGCAGTTCCGCGCGGGCGCCTGAAGCGCTTTAACTCAACCTCCTAACGACGGGAATCAAACATGACAGCTATTACGACAGAGCGCGACACGCAGCGCCGTTTGGGTGACCAGGTGGCCTGCCCAGTGCTGGCCGCCACCAAGGTGCTGGCAGGCTCGCTGGTGGCATTGACCGCCGCTGGCTACGCCCAAGGCGGTGCTGTGGCGACCACGCTCAAGGCGATGGGGATGGCCGAAGAAACTGCCGACAACACGGCCGGTGCCAGTGGCGACATCAAAGTGCGGGTGCGTCGCGATGGCTGGTTCCGTTTTGCCAACAGCGCAGCCGGTGACCTGATCACCATCGCCGATATCAGCGCCAATTGCTACATCGTGGACAACCAGACGGTTGCCAAGACCGATGGCACGGCAACCCGCAGCATTGCCGGAAAGATTCGCGATGTGGATGCTACCGGCGTCTGGATCGAGTTCATCTAACCCCTTTTACTCCTGGAGAAATTAATGAAACGAAAAATTTTTGGTGTTGACGGCCTGTGGGCACTGGTGACCCTGGTTGCTATCGGTGCTGTGCTTTTGATGGCGGGTCTTAACCCGGCCCATGCGGGACTGACCGTGATGGCTTTTGGTATGTCAGCCAATAGCGACAGCCTGGCAGGCTTGACGTTGGCCGGTTTGACCATCACGCCTGCCAATCTGGCGCTGCTTAAACAGGGCTTCAACGCGGCCTTCAAGGGCGCGTTCGGGTCTGCTGCGCCGATGTGGGACAAGATCGCCATGAAGGTGCCATCGACCACCAGCGAAGAGATTTATGCCTGGCTGGGTGCCAACACCAAGCTGCGCGAGTGGATCGGTGAGCGGGTCTATCAAAACCTGAAACTACATGGCTACACCATCAAGAACAAAACGTTTGAGAGCACGGTGTCGGTGCCACGTGAGGCGATTGATGATGATCAGTTCGGTGTCTATACGCCGCTGATGGCGCAAATGGGACAGGATGCCGCGATGCACCCGGATGAGCTGCTGTTTGGCCTGATTGCGCTGGGTATCTCGACCACCTGCTATGACGGCCAGTACTTCTTTGATATTGACCACCCGGTTGGCTTGTCTGGCAGCGAGGTGAGCGTGAGCAACTACACCAGCGCGGGAGGCAACAACCCTTGGTATTTGCTGGACACCAGCAAAGTGCTCAAGCCGTTCATTTTGCAAAATCGTCGGGACTATGCCTTTGTGGCCAAAACCAGTCTTACCGACGACAACGTGTTTGACAAAAATGAATATGTGTTCGGCGTGGATGGTCGCTCGAACGTGGGCTTTGGTTTGTGGCAGCAAGCCTATTGCAGCAAGGCCACGCTGGATGTGGCGGGCTATGGCGCTGCGCGTCAGGCCATGATGAACTTCAAGTCCGATGCAGGCAAGCCGCTGGGCATCATGCCGGGCCTGCTGCTGGTCGGTCCCAGCAATGAAAAAGCGGCCCTTGACGTGGTGCAGGCCGAACGCCTGGCCAACGGCGCGGACAACGTGTACCGCAACACCGCCAAGGTGGTGACTTGCCCCTGGTTGCCCTAAGCCACCACTCAACCCCTGAACTCCTGGAGAACCAACTATGGCAACTGCCAAAAAACCAACTGCCGCTGGCCCGGCTGACAAGGGTCTGAAAGTGACCTCACGCCCGGCGAGCTTTCGCCGTGGTGGCTACACCTTCACTGGCGGGGCGCGAGTGATTGCGTTGAGTGAGCTGACCCAAGAGCAGGTTGACCTGATCACCGGCGACACCAA